GTTTAACATGATTTTCAAAAAACAAGCCGAAGAGGACTTTAACATCCAGGCGGCAGAATTTCCGGAAATGGAAGCGCTGATTAACCGGTGTGCGAACATCTACAGGGGCGTGCCGGAATGGTTGGACGATAAGAATAACATCAAGACGATTAATTTTGCTAAATCTGTCTGCTCAGAAACAGCACGGCTCGCAACATTGGCGATCGGCATTCAGATAGACGGTTCTGCAAGAGCTACGTGGTTACAGGAGCAGATTGACAAGGTGTATTTCCAGATCCGCCACTGGGTAGAATATGGCTGTGCTTACGGAACAGTGTTCATTAAGCCAAACGGTGAGAGCCTTGACGTATTCACTCCGGCAGATGTGATGATTGTAGATTACGATAATCAGGAGATTAAAGGGATTATATTTAAAGATTCGTATACTGTTGGACGGAAATACTACACAAGGCTCGAATATCACAGGTTTGTTGAGACAACAGTGGACGGAGTGACAACTTATCCGTATTATGTTTCTAACAGAGCCTATGTGTCGAAATCCCCTCAGTCAATCGGTGATAGAATTGACCTCAAACAGACCAAGTGGGCTGACCTAATGGCAGATACGCCGCCGATTCTTAAGGCAAACGGGGAGAAGCTGGACGGACCTCTGTACGGAGTACTGCGGACACCGCAGGCTAACAACGTGGACATTAGTACACCACTGGGACTTCCAATATTTGCCGAAGCCATTGAGGAGTTAAAAGACCTCGATATTGCATACAGCAGAAACGCCGGAGAGATTTTTGATTCGCAGAAGATTGTTCTGGCAGATGATAGGCTGCTGATGCCAAGCGGTACACCTGTAGCAGCCATGTCGCCACAGGGCATGGAGAACAGACGTAATGAGATGAACTTACCGCACTTTGTCAAGAACGTATTCGGACAGGATGAGAAAGAGTTCTATCAAGAAATCAATCCACAGCTCAACACGGATACCCGTATAAGCGGCATAAATGCCCTTTTAAGCCAGTTAGGGTACAAGATTGGATTCTCTAACGGCTACTTCGTATTTAACGAATCTAGCGGTATTCAGACGGCTACAGGAGTAGAAGCAGAACAGCAGAGAACAGTCCAATTCATCAAAGATGTGAGGGATAAGTTGGAGTCTTGCCTAGATGAAGTTATTTACGCATTGAACGTTTACGCTGACCTGTACGGGCTTGCACCTGTCGGAGCATACGAGGTCAATTATGATTTCGGAGATATCCTATATGTGCGTGAAAACGACCGTGCAAGATGGTGGCAGTATGTTACTACAAATAAAGTTCCGGCATGGATGTATTTCGTGAAATTCGAGGGAATGACCGAGGAAGAAGCTAAGGCAATGGTTGAAGAAGCACAGCCAAAAGAACCGACTTTGTTCGGCGATGAGGAATAATATATGCTTAGTCCAGAGTACTTGCGCAGAATCACAGAAGGCAGTGAACAGATTGCTGAGGAGTTACACCAGTATATTATATCTGAGATTGTATCTCGAATGATGGCAAGAATCGGCAGAGGTGAAGATTATATTCTGACTAATGCCGATGCGTGGAGAATCAGAACGTTACAGGAATCTGGTGAGCTGATAGAGGACATTCTGACGGAATTATCCAGATACACCAAACGCGAACAGCAGGAACTTCTTGAAGCGTTTGAAGATGCAGGAATCACTGC